TCTATACCCGGATTATCAATAATGTTTTGCGGGCCCTGATGTTCTACTTCCGGGGATTCCTCCACTTTGATAAAATACGTAGTTTCATCTTCATCCGGCCTGTAATAGCTCATGATGTTGTACTCCATTCCCTGCAGAGCAATAATGGAGGTAGGTTTTCCTTTATCGTCCAGGGGACCTTCAAATTCAAGCTGGGCCATGGGGGTAGAATTAATCATGACCAGATCACCAACTTTGGTAGCTGTACACATAGGCCCCACAGCAAGAACCCTCATAATTTTATCTGCCTGTGGTTTGGGAGTGATCACCGCTCCAATTTTATTGAAGTGCTTTAATTCCAAAAGTACTTCAGCTTTTGCGGGGAAATAGTTTTTAAGACGCATGATTTAAGTAAGTTGTTAAAAGTAAAAGGTTGTAAGTTCAGTTAAAATAAATTTATTATAACTCTGGGATTGACGGAGGATCATTAGGTGAGGCACCTGCAGGGGTAGATCCAGTGGGGTCCTTGAGTTCATCCAGCCAGGGGGATTTATGTTTTACCCTGCGGTTACTTGCCAGGTTATCCAGCTTGGCGTAATACGTATTTACTGTNTTGCTGTTACCTTTATCCTGGAAGAATACAACAGCTTCCCGGAGGTTATCTCCAATGGTTTCTTTGGTAGCGTTATCCAGGATCTTGGATTTAAGTCTTTCCAGAATACCGTACCTGATCATATCCAGGATGTCATATTTCAAGGTTAGATCCTTGTCTGAATAAATAGCCACAAAACGTTTAAACCTCTCCATGTTAGCAGTATCACTGCTTTCAGCATCCAGGCTAACGGTAGACTTGGCCTGNAACAGGATTGTGTCATCATTCATAGAGCGGGTGTCTATGCCCATAAGGGTGAGAAGCATTTCTACCTTACGTGGATCTTTCTTCACTTTCAGGTAAGCTTCCTGCGCCTTGTCTTCCTCTTCCCTGAGTTTGGTTTTAACCAGGTTAATGGCAACTTTGTCCTCAATATAGAATTTCATGTGCTGGTACCGCTCGGCTTCTTCCTTGCTTTTGGCAACCTGAGGGTGTTCCAGCAGCCAGCGGTAAATAATATAATCCCTGAGTTTAATAGGGGCATTCTCAATGGAATCCGGAGGAGCTTCATTGCTAGTTTCCAGCCCAATTTCAAGTTTAACCCCCTCAGAAGGTACTTTAAAATTAATATTCTTGAAATAGGTTTGAACAGCTCCCCGGAAGAGGTGGCTGTCCTTGGGATCTATGCCTCCAATAAGCTCGGGCATGAGATCCAGTTCTTCTTTCCTGGTTAAACCAGTAGCAACCACAGAACCAAATTCTTTATAGTAACTGCCAATGGCTTTAAAGGCCATGTCAAAGTATTCTTTTACTTCGCTTTCAGGATTGGCTTGTTGAATAAAATTAGGGGCTCTGTGTATTTCAATTACTTTACTATTTGCTTTAAGGATTGACATGGTGGGGTATTAGGTTTAAATTATAAGTTGTTAGTTATTATTAATATTTTCACTCATAGAAATCATCTATGGAGACTTCAGGATCACTTCTTTCAAGGTCTTCAGGATCCTTCTCTTTAACTTTTATGTATTCGTTATACTCCTTTAGGAAATCCACCAGTTCATCCTGATCAAAGACTTCCATATAAGTATTGGTATTTTGCTCGAAAGTAGCAATGTAATCCCCGGAGATCTTATCTGTCAATACAATTTTCAGAAAAGAAGTTTCATCCATGTCCGTGGAGGAAAGATCTCCCTTGGAAAGGTACTTGATGAATTCAATTACATCTGGGGAGAGTGTAAGATCGCGGCTGATGCCAATGGTGTAGGTTGTAGAAATCCGGTATTTACTACCAAGGTTTTCATACAGTTGTAGTAATTCCTGCTGTGGGGTAGCCATGAATTGGTTTTGGATGATACTTAACTATACGGTAATGTTTAGTAAAAATAGAGAAACTTTACCGAGAAAAGCAAATTTTTAATTAAAAAGCAAAACCCCCAAAGTATCGCGTACAATGGGGGTCTAACTAAACTTACAACCTACTCTTGGTGCATCTGGGGCTACATCAAGGAGTTTCTTTAAATGGTGTAACTTCCCAAACCTGCGATGCACTCAAGGTGCAAACTGGTGTTACCTCTCCGGAGCTGAGTTCCACCTACCATAAGCCTATGGTAAGAAGATTTGTCAACATCCGTAGTGATCAGGGAGAGATTACCTGAATTCAGGTTACCTGCTCCTTGCAGAATTTGGTATTGCTTAGGCAGCGGAGACATACCAGGTACAACACCGTGTAGGAATTTTCTTCCTTTTTCAGTTACTGCAACCAAGTTAGGCTCTCCTTCATAGCTTCCGTCGTCTACAAACACCATCCGGTAGCTTTCCAAAGGATAACCAGTTTCCGGGTGAAGAGGAGACTTAAGGGCTCTGCGGCCATAGTCAAAAATCGGATTGTGCTTTACTTTGATGTAATAACCATCTATGTGGTACATGGCATCAAAGAAACCAGTGGTATACAAGTTGTAGTTGGATCCGCCAACAAACTTGTGTCCAATGTCTGAGTTTAAAGCCAGTTCGGTAATGCCTGCAGATTTCATTGCAGCATCAAATTCCCGCATACCTCCCCTGCCTGTGTGGAGGGTAATGCTCATGCCATCAGTATCTGACTGACCAAACAAGGCATTAGCTACCGTGTTCTGGAGATAATTATAGGTCAGCGTAGAATACGTAGAGTAGTTGTTAATCTGTTCAAGAAGACCGGAACCTGTAGGAATTACCTTACCTGTAAGGATGTCTTTCAGGTCAATGGTACCATTGGCTTTCCGGTTGTATCTGGAATACCAGAACATATGTTCCATTTCTTCCAGCCACTTGCGCTCAAATTGATAGTGTTCAAAATCCATCCACATATCAATGGCCTTCTTGTTCTCATGAGAAATGCGGATAGGCATTACCTTGTTGGCGCTGTTACCAGCCCACTGGTGAGAAAGGCGGATGATACTCATTTGGTTCTTGAACTTACCAGGAGCAACGCGCTTGAAGGCCGTACCACGGGATTCAGATTCTGCGTTGAAGGTGTTAAGTTCAGCCCATTTGGTGTTTGCTTTCATTTCTGAAAGAGGTACTACCGTCTTATCAGAAACTGCGTTCAATTGAAGGGTATACTTCCAACC